GGAGTCGCATGGGGTTCAAGTCCAGTTGTTAGTATTTTTTCTACTACCAGAGCTTTTGCCGCCCTAAGAGCCGACGGATCCGTAGTTACTTGGGGAGATTTTGATTATGGTGGGGATTCCTCTGGAGTTGTGTGGGGTTCAAGCCCCGTTGTTGAGATTTTTTCTAATAAATATGCCTTTGCAGCCCTAAGAGCTGACGGATCCGTAGTTACTTGGGGTGATAGCGATAATGGAGGAAATTCCTCCGGAGTTGCATGGGGTTCGAGTCCCGTTGTCGAGATTTTTTCTACTAGCCCTGCTTTTGCCGCCCTAAGAGCCGATGGAACCGTAGTTACTTGGGGTGATGGCAATAATGGGGGAGATTCCTCAGGGGTTATATGGGGTTCGAGCCCCGTTGTTGAGATTTTTTCTAATGACTATGTCTTTGCAGCCCTAGGCGCCGATGGAACCGTAGTTACTTGGGGTGATTACACTTATGGAGGAAATTCCTCAGGAGTCGCATGGGGTTCAAGTCCAGTTGTTAGTATTTTTTCTACTACCAGAGCTTTTGCCGCCCTAAGAGCTGACGGATCCGTAGTTACTTGGGGGGGAGGAAATTCCTCAGGAGTTGTGTGGGGTTCAAGTCCAGTTGTTAAGATTTTTTCTACTGACAGTGCCTTTGCAGCCCTAAAAGCCGACGGATCCGTAGTTACTTGGGGGAATAGCGGTTATGGGGGGAATTCCTCAGGAGTTGCATGGGGTTCGAGCCCCGTTGTTGAGATTTTTTCTAATCTTTCTGTCTTTGCCGCCCTAAAATCCGACGGATCCGTAGTTACTTGGGGGAACCCTGGTTCTGGTGGAGATAGTTCTTCGGTTGCATCCTTACTGAGTTCGGGTGTTGTTAAAATTTCTTCTACCTTTGTAGCATTTGCGGCCCTAAGAATAACTCAAGTAGTCTGAAAGATGGAGACGGGTAAAACTAGGTAACTGCAACCCACAAATGACACGTAGACCGTCTAGAACCGAGTTCTCCGAGGAGTTAGCTGTTGTAGAAACCGTGCAATCTCCGAGCACTCCCCCCCCGGAAACGGAAATCGTCAAACCCCCTCTTACGGCGATTGTAGAAACTCCGGTCGAACCCGAGGCGGAGAAACCCCCGGTACTGGCTCCCCGACCCGAAAGAGTACCGCCTGTTGTTCGTGCCCCGCAAAGAAACGTTCCCCGCTTCTCCCAGATTCGAAAGTGAACCATGGTTCAGCCCATTAAACTAAGAGCTACTCCTTTTGTAAGGGACATAAGTGCCCTGCTTCAAGCTCACGAAGCGACTAACCGGTTCGCGGGGTTGCCTCACGGTACTTTGAGGGGGAGAGTGGTCGACGTAGACGACCCAGAAAACAGGGGCAGGGTCAAAGTCATTTTTGACGACATGAATCCCGAAATCCCCCAGAGTGAAAACTCAGGAGGTGAGTTTGCGGAGGAGCGCGAAGGAAACGACCCCGGTATCTCTCACTGGATTGACACTTCCCCCGCATTTAAGGGCAAACAGCCAGAGGGTCTAGTCGGTAAGCGGGTAAACATTAATCCTACGGGTGGGCAGTACACCTACGCGGTGCTGCAAGACGTCCTATACGACCCTCAACTTTTGGCCCAGAGGGCAAAAGACAAACTCACGGTACCCAATAACAGCACCATGACGAGGCTACCCGTTTACCCTTCCGGGTCACTGCCCCCTGCGTCCGAGGAAAACCACGGGTGCATGGCCGTTGAAACAAATGGCCCAATGAACTCTGACTGGACTTGTGTTTGCTTGAAGCGCAGTGGAAAATACGTCTGGGTGCGCCACGTAGACTTGAGCCACGGTCACGCGGGTCAAAACGACGGCTCTCAGAACAACGATACGGATGGCGACGGTCAATCCCCCGTTAAACAGCTTTCAGTGTGGGATAATGTGTTTCCGACCACGGCAGGCGAAATGGCAAAGTTTTCGAGTTACGGAACGGATCCCCGAGGTAACCCGTTCGGGGGACAAGCAAGTTGGGCGGGGCCGGCATCATGACAAGCAGTTACAACCCCTCTTACACCCCCGGTTTCTTAAGCCCCGACGAAACTTTGGGAGCTAATTGCGGTTCGCCTAAACCCTCTTTTTACTACGAGAGCGCCATTTTTTGCAAAGACGTTACAGTCAATGTTGACTTAGACGTTTTAGGTATCACGAGTACCAAAGAGTTGGTGGTTGATGAAGAAACCTATACCAGGACACTAATGCTAAATCAGTACGACGGTCGCTACTACTACGTGTTGGCAGCCAAACTTCCGGAGACTTTCATTCCGCCCCTTGTGCCCGTAGAATAATGGCTTATCGTCGCCCCGGCATCTACTCTCCTACGTGGCTGTATCAAGATTTTCTGTACTTGAGCAACCCCCCCGAACAACTTCGCTACCTTCAAGTGAAGCGGGACGGGGAGGTGTATACAAGGATTTCTGAGACGTTTGATTACAGCGATCCGCCGTACGAAGGGTCGGAGCAACACGGAGGTCAAATCGTTGCTCAAATTGACTACACCGTTTCTGGTTTTTTGGTTACGATCGACTCTTGGTTCGTTAACTGGCGGGATGAGTGGCCTCTGCGGCTCGCCTCAAACTACCTGAAAAATTGCATGTACCGGCAAACTCAGGGGTACGTTATACAAGTAGACAAAACTGCTTACCCTTTCTGGGCTAGCGAGCAATTCTCCCCGCTCACAAACGACCCCGCTGATTCCTTGTACTCCAGGAGCGAATAATGGCCATCCCAACTATTAAAGAGATCCTTGTAACGACGCCACTAAATGTGGTGCTTTACTTTGATGCGCCCTTGGACACTAGCATTCCAACTCCCGTAACTTCCTTCACCGTTTGCTACGGTCAGTTCGGGGTTGAAACGTTCGTGTACTCGTCCGACACAATGCTAACCCTGGGGTTGGACTCCGCCATTTCTCCTTGGGATGAGATTTTTGTTTCTTACGAACCACCTCTTAACTTGAGTCAGTGTCTTCGCGGTCCCGTTCCTCCCACGGCCAACGATGTCGTGAAGAAACGCAACGCGGTTCGTGCTTTTTACCGTGTTGCCGGACGAAACACTCTTACTTCTGACGAGACCACCGATAGCAGCCGGACCCAGGCCAACTTAGGTCAGACAATCGGGGGCTATGGCTTTCCTTACCAAAACAGAAGCGGGGTAATGACCCCCGACAGGTCAGACCCGAGAAGCGCAAGTCCCGACGATTTCATCATTGCGTACGGTCTGAAGGAGACGATCCAGCTCACCAATATTGACGATGGCGCTGCCACCACCGTGAACGTCGCCAAACTGCGCATGGCGATTCAGGATGCTAACTCTTTGATTGACTCTTACATTGAGCAGTCAGGTAAAGCAGGCATGGTTCTGATCACAAGCAACCGTCGAAGAACCGCTCTAACAATCGCCCGTTACTACCTTGACACGGTTCGTCGAAGAGAGGACGTAAGAAACGATTTCGAAGCTTGCCTAAAACAGATGCAAGCAGAAATGAAAATGACCGCCATTCGAGCGGGCAACGGAGACTCCGCGATTGACACCCCCCAGGGAATAATGAGATCCTGGAGGACCCCTCAACGATACAACAGCGTTTCTGGAAAAGGTCTCAGCGGCTGGGCAGTTGACCCTGCCGGCGATCAAATTGCGGACTTCAGGCAAGGTTGGGGTACTATCAACCAGAACAACAACCTTCAAAACTGGCTTACTTCTGGCAACATGCAAGACTTGACCGGAGGAACCCCGCAAATCGCACAACCTCGTGATGACGGCGGGTGGTCTGTAGACGGTTCCGACACCAATTCCCCGTGAGGACACCATGGAACTAAACAGCATTGCTAGAATCGAGCAATTTATGGTGGACTCTCTGATAGCGTCCCCCTTGATACCGATTAGCGTAAACACCTTGAGGCTGGCGGATGCCGTTGCGAACGAGGGCGTGGTTCAGCAAACAAACAACATCGTAGTTAGGTACGTGGGTTCCTCCGACACCGTGAAGAATCGCATACCAATGGTGTTTGAACGGGCGATGTCTTTCGAGCTTAACTTTTCGTGCCAGAACTACTTAACTTCCTCCGGCCATGACTTTGCGACCCAACTGCTTGTCGGAGCGTTCATAACTCTTAACGGCAGTGTCCCGTCCGGTGCGTCCGTCTCGGTAATTCAACCTTTCACTTGTCAGAACGAACAGTTTACGGGTCTCTCTCCTGAATCCCAGTATACTTACACGCAGACCTATGTTTTGACTATTGAGGACGCGGTTCCTTACGTTGCTCTGGACCCGTGTGTTCAGCGGGGCGACTGCCGCCAACTCTTGCCGGGTTTCGGGGTTGAGACGAAGCTGCCACTGGGCGGTGTTTTGGACTCGGCTAGCGGAGATATTTATGTTCCTGGGTACACCGGTGACAAGCTACCCTCGGAAGACTATAACGCTTGTGAGGGCGTTCGCTGGAGCAACGAGGTAACTCAGAGTGGTGACTGGGTGTTTATTTGCGACCCCGAGACGGTGTTCTTACCCGACCCCCTCAATCAACCGATCTACTTGCTAAGCAACAACAGCTACACAGCGGACGGGCGATTAGTCGTAACGGTTTGGGATGCCGAGACCAAAGAGCCCATTGACGAAGTGTTTTACTGCCCAACTGGCAAAAAACTTGCCCGGTATGCCGTTGAACTCTGGAACGACGTGACCGATAAACTCGACGCCATTTCGTCAAAAGCCAGTATGGATACGAGTTGGTTCTCCGGCATCAACCAAGGTGAGTTCGCGGTTGTTACAGGGGGATACGCTTTCTTGCACACGGACCCCCTAAATCCCGACGGAAAGCAGCTGTACCTTGACGGCGGTGTCTTGGTCGGCGTAATGCCCGAAACTTTCATTCAAACCCCCAAGGGTAGATTCTACTTCGTGGGCAAATCCCCGCAGGGGAGAGGTTGGCTGCTTGAGGATAGTTTCGAACTTGCTTCTATTAACTCCCTGTGGAAACTGGGTTGCCAGCCTTGCGCAGGGAACTCTGGACCAATTGCCCCCTGCTAGTTATGCCCTCCTCTCAAGATCTCTGGAGAAGTTACCACAACGCCGTTGCTTCCGGCGACATGAACACCGCCAAGTCCATTCTTCAACGGATTATGGCTTACAAAGGCAATCCCCCTCCCTCAACGGGCGGTTGCGCCAAATGTAGAAAAAGGTTTTACTAACATGACTAAATCAAAAGACGAACTTGTAAAGCAGAAAGAGTTTCTGGCCACGGAAGCCCTGAAAGTCGCCAACGAGGCGCTAGGGTACATGCAGGACCAGTTATCCGAGTGCAGCACTAGAGACTTGGTCTCGGTGTTCAACGCGGCGGTTAAAGCTCACAGAGAGATTGTCTCCGACATAGTTGCTTTAACCGAAAAGGAATCGAAAGGCGAGGAAACTCTGGCCAAGGAGTACGACGGAAAAGTTGCAGAGCTTCTAAACAAACTGACGGGAACGTGAAATGAGGCCCGTAATCACGAAGGCGAGTCAGCTAGAAGAGCACAGTTCCTGGAGGAAGTATCAGCGGGGTTTACGAGAACTAACTCTCCTTGAGGCACCTCGCTCCGTGATACAGGAGTTTCGAAACAGGGCGGCCAGAGACTGTTTTCTGGCTTTCTGCGATATTATGAAGCATGGAGACTTACAGGTTTCCAACTTTCACGAAATTATTGGTTCCGCCTTTGAGGATCTTGCTACGAGACGCAACAAGCGGTTAATCGTATCGTGCCCCCCTCGTTCAGGCAAGTCTATGCTTGCAACCATGTTTCTAGCGTGGTTGTTAGGCAGAGATCAAAGAACGCAGCACGTCGTCGCCTCTTACGGCTCATCCCTGTCTTTCAAATTTCACAGAGAAGCTGTGCAAATGATGAAATCTAAGGAGTTTAAGAGAATCTTTCCAGAGTGGTTAGGTTTCAGCCCCGACTCAAAGTACGATATGGCCGGAGGCGGGTACATACTTGCAACTTCCGTGGGCGGTGTTCTTACTGGTTTCACGGCTGGAACGACTGACATGGAAAGCCCGGGAGTTGGCGCCATGGTTATTGATGATCCTTTGAAATCTTCGGACTCAAAGCAAGCTCTTAACAACCTTGAGAGTTGGTGGCAGGAGCAGGCTTCAACGCGTAGGACCAACCACTACTGTCAAATGGTAATCGCTACGCGGTTCCACGAAAAAGATCTTCACGGAGTCTTGATTGAAGCCGACGGCCTGTACGACGAGGTTAAAAACCCGTTTGGTTGGCGGTGGCTGAATATAGCCGGTTTGTGCGAAGACCCGGGGAACGACCCCCTTGAGCGAGAGGTGGGGGAGTCTCATTGGCCGGACAACCCGACTTTCTCTGTGCCGATGCTTGAATCTCAGAAGAGAATTATGGGATCTTTCAAGTTTGCTGCGCTGTATCAGGGCGTTCCAGTTTCAGCAGAAGGTCAGATCGTCAAAAACAGTTGGATCGAGATCGTTGAAGAAGAAGACTGCCCCCCACTCGACGTTGTTTGGTTCGGTGTTGACTGCGCGTTCTCCGAACGAGAAATGTCAGACGAAACTGCAATTTGCGTAGCCGGAATTAGCATGAGAGACCCCACCACCGTGTACATACGGGAAATCGTCAAAGGTCGCTGGGGTTTTCCTGATTTGGTCGAGGCAGTGAAACACACTTACAATTTTTACAAAGGCAAGGTTCTAGCAATTGAAAAAGCGGCTTCGGGGCAGTCTCTTCTGCAGGTTTTAAAGAAAGAGGCTCGCATTCCCGTTGAGGAGATGAAACCTTTGAAGTCTAAAACAACGCGACTCCAGGCGGTGTGCCCTTTACTAGAGAGCGGTAGGGTTAAAATAGTGCGGGGTTTCTGGACGGACGCCTTCGTGAAAGAACTAACTACTTTCCCCTTCGTTAAGCATGACGACAGTACCGACGCATTTGTTTGGGCTTTGACCTACTACGCCCTGAAAATGGACGTAACTGACCGGCACCTTCAAGAAGCAATCATTCAGAACAAACGATTCAGGGGGGATCTTCTTAGAGAAGGTGTTAAAGATTCCAACCTCTTTACGGAAGCTCACAAAGGTAGGCAAAAACTTTTCACGGGCGACACTTCTATGAACGACCCGGATTACGATTCCGTAAGTCAGTCCGCTGACCCCCGTTCCGCTTTCGTGAGCGGGCGCAGTAGAGGAAGAAGAAACATTGGTTGGGACGCCCCCATTTGATTGGTGATTTGTAACCACCGTAAAAGTTACTGTCCTTTACGACAGATTACAATGTCACATCAAGTTGATCGAAACACTGAAATTATGAGGGAACTGACGGGCGCCACGGTGCTTATCACGGACCCTGCCGCTGATCACCTTCTTGCGAAGGCAGCGAAGCATGGCAAAGAACGCTACGCCAAATGGTGTGGCGGTAGAGAAGGTTTCGACGACTTTTGCGAAAGGATGCACTGAGCGGGTAAAACTATCTGAACTGAGGCAGACCCCAATGTCACAGGATAGTTCTCACGGGGGTGATATTGATGGTGTAATCCTTCTTAGCAGCAAAGAGTTTTTTATACCCACCGCCTGCCGTTCACCTCAAATGCTAGATTCAAAGACAAAACGCACCAAGCGTCGCGCCGACAACATTCAAGGTCTCGAAAAGTCCTACTCCCAAGGTATGGACGTTATTCCCCCCAAGTTCCTAACTTGGCGGCAAGAAGACTTCTGGAACACTCTCAAACGCAACACGGTAACGATTGCTTCTGGGCATGCCGGAACGGGCAAGACCCTAATGGCACTTCACTTCGGACTATCGGGTGTTGCCTCCGGAGACTTTGAAAAAGTCTACTACGTACGCAGCGACGTTGGCGTTGAGTACCAACGAGGTCGCGGTGCTCTCCCTGGCGACATGTCAGATAAGATTGCTCCCCTCATTGCGCCTATCTTTGACAACCTGCCGTGCATCATGCGCTCTCAAGGTGCTGCTGAGTACCTTCTCAACAAGAAAATCATCGACCCGATCCTACTCGAAGACATTCGCGGCAGATCGCTTAACGAAGCGTTCGTGATTGTCGACGAATCGCAAAATTTCCTCCCTCAGCAGATCAAAACTTGTCTCTCGAGAGTTGGGAAAGATTCGAAGATCTGCCTGATTGGTGATACGAAGCAGACGGACATGGAGGTTTTTCGCAGGGAAAACGGACTTGTTGACGCCATCCGTCGCCTCTCCAATCTATCTGAAGTCGGTATTGTCGAGTTCATGAAAGAAGACATCGTGCGCAACTCTGTAATCGCGCACATACTTGATAGATACGAAGACTAATTATGCGCAA